GCAAACCAGGGGAATGCAATATTATCTGTAAGTGCTAAATTTCTTACAACCTCAGATGTCGGAGGAATGTAAATTTGAGTATTATTAACACCATCTCTAACCAAAATCCAGGGATAGTAAGTTGCCGTGTAGTTTGAATCTATATTTGATTCCTCTAAATTATCTACCGCCTCTTGTGGGTATATAAAGTCACCCTGAAAATTTGATGTTGTTGGTGCATACATGTCGTAGTCAGGTGTTGTACATACATACAACGAATCCGCTCTGTCTGATTCTATCATATCAATAGCTTGTTCAACCAAGTTTGAGTTATTTACATAATCAATACCTGGTGTTACAAACACATTAATGTTAACCGCCTCAGGGTTTGCGAATGTTAATTGACCAAGTAAATATGAATAAAAATCAGTATTACCAAAGTCTTGTGTGTTATCACCGACAGTAATTTGTTTAAAAGCTCCCCAACCAGTTGCGTTTGGATATAGTACTGATTGTTGTGGTGATGCACCTTTCAAGTAACCATTTTGACCTAACATAAATGTGTCAGTGTTACTTCTATATTCTCTATAGATATCCCATCCATCGAAACCACCTTGAGCTACTATAGTGAATTTTCTTGCAAAAACTCGGTAGTATGGGTTTGATTGATTTGTTGGGTCAGATTGGAATGAACCAGCACCTACTTCAAATGCCGTTTGACCTGAAGTTGTGTATATATTCGCAATTGTAACAGCAGTTGCACCTGAGTCCATATGGAATCCTTTAGTAATGTAATTCCAGGGTAATGAATCGGTAGCACAACATAGGTTAGTTGGATTTTGTTTTCCTTTATATTGGAAGAAATCATAATCAATACCTACTGTGTTAGAAACACCTAAATACGTTTTTCTTATGTTATCACCCGAAGATAATGTAGTATTATCACTTCCTGTGGTTGTTCCAAAAGGTGGGTTCCAAATTTGTTGACCTGGAAAATTGTATTGTGTTTTGAAAATAACAAAAGGTGAATTTGCTCCTTGATATTCTCTAAAGTTAAATCCTTCAAAACCACAAGGTAATGAATCGATAGGTGCGTCTTCATCCATTTCAACCATGATGAAAGATGATTTTAATTCAAACTCACCGTTTGAAGTACCAATCTTTTTAGCCACGAAACTGTTAGACGCTGGGTCCATAGTACAGTTTGTGAATTTTTCAAGAACCACAGGATTAGCATCGGTATCAAAAATGTCTCTTACAATGATATCAAATGTCATGTTATTGAATGACATATTAGCTATTGAAACTTTTACAAGTTGGTTTGCTGTATTACCATCAGAAATAAGTACAAATTTAAACAATCTATAAACAGTATTACCACGTAGTTCAGAAACTATGAATGGTGTTGATGGTGTTTGGTATTGCTCCAAGTACCAAGCAATTGATGAGTTAGTGCCATTATCTTCTCTTGCGGATGGTAATGAAATTAAAGAAGCGTTTAAACCTCTTATGTAACCTTTTCTATAACTCCAATTCATTAAGTTGTAGAATGTTTCTTCTAAGAATAATGGAACTTCGATTCTTGGTTTACCAAAGTTAGTCATTCCAAATACTTTAGAAATATAATCAGGGTCAGAAGTAGAGAATGATGTTTCAAAATTGAAATTTTCTCCGTCATTTGTCACACCTGAAATAGCAAAAGATGCGAATGGATTTTCTAATACGTCAGAGTATGAGCCTGTTGTTGTGTCCATTATGACTTGTGATGTACCCGACACTGTGTATACAGGACCTCCACTTGAGTCTGAGTTCAAACCTCTTGAACGTAAAGTTGCTACAACAACATCATTATATTCAGTGTATGCCGTAGCAACAAAGTTTAATACTGTTCCCGAAACTGTACCTGAGAATGAGCCTGGTGTTGATGTTGAACCAAAATTACTACCAATGACGGAGTTAAATGAGATACCGTCGTAGTTATCTCCTGACTGTGGGTCAAATGCTGCGTAGTACCAAGTATCCATAGTACTTGCGGTGTAGTTTGCATTTGCTGTGGTTGTACCTGAAGTACCTAAGAAATTAGTTACATTTGTGTAACCCGCGCCTGTATAAGAGTTAAATGTCGATGCTGACATGATACCCCACTGACCCATAGTTGAAGCACTTAATGAGTTGGTTGTACATGCAGAAACAATGAACGAGGCCAATTGACCTGACATTGTAGTTGAACTTCCGTTAAATAATGTAACGGTGTCACCAATGTAAGTACTAATTGGTGATGGGAACGTCCCGAAAGTTACAGTACCACCAGTTGAACCTGTAAATGTTACAGACCACGTTTGTTGAGTGGTTGCAGAAATTGTTAATGGGTCTACGTTTGCCTGCATTGTGATAGACCATGAAGGTCCGGCATCGTAGCCCGATAAACCTAATACTCTTGTTACGAATAATTGGTTAGATTGTGATAAATACGCTTTGGCGATGTATGCTGCCTCGTACTTTGGGATTTGAGTGTTTACGAATTTAGTCGGATTTGTACCACCAAAAAGTGCTGTAAATTCATCGTAGTTTGCTACGAAGATAGGCTCAAAAGCGGGACCTGTTAAAGTCTCACCAACGATACCCAAAGTTGTTACACCAACACTTTGTGCTACAAAACTTAAATCTCTTTCTGATGTGTATACACCAGGAGAAACGAAAACCTTGTTAGATGTTGCCATTTTTTTTTATTAGTTTCGGAATTTATTTTTGTATAAATATTTGAAAAAAAACGAAAAAACCTTTACTCTATATGTATATTTATTAAATGGTGAGAAAAAAATCTACCTTTTTTCTACCTTATTTTTATGAAAGAAATTAAGAATCTTAAAATATCGAAGCAAACACACGAGATATTAAAAAAATATTGCGATAAAAACGGATTAAAAATGTATGCATTTTTGGAACAATTGATTATAAAAAACTGTACTCCAAAAAAAGATATATACGGTGAAGATTAAATAAGTGTTGCTCTTGTAGTCAACGTTGATGGTTGACCCGCAGTATACTTAACAATTTCAATTCTTAAGACATCGCCAGTATTAATTTGAATTTCACTAACATCATCACCATAATAGTCATTGTTAATGTATGCTGACCAACTAGAAATATTTTCATTTCCTGTCGGAAAAATATTTGCCGTGTAATTAAATGTTTGTGTCATTCCAGTGTCATTATTACCAAATTGAAACACAACGTCGGTAGAACTACTAGACGGTGAAATTTTAACCTTACGAGATTTAGTTTTAGTATCAACCTCAATTAGTTGGATAAGTCTTGACACTGCCGGCTTAACTTCAAATTCGTCTTCATCAATTAAAAAACCCATCATTAAAAATTCGTAGGTTTGAACATAATATTTTCTTTTATCAACATCCGTAACAGAATCATCAGAAATGTTTTGAAGTACGATTGGAATGTAACTTCCTTTTATGAATGTATAGGCTTGTCTTGAACTAAATTTTTGTAGAATAATCTTGTTAAATTGATTTAACTCTCTCATTCTGTTACATACAATTTTAATTTGATAGGTAATATCAACAGGAACTGGTTGTGGTATTTTATATACGTCCATACCTTTTCTTTGACCGTCCCATGTTGGTACTTTAGCCCAATAAAACTGTCTTCTGTTTGGTATTGTATATATTAAAGAAGGGTTTGAACCATATTTAACCTCAGGTTGTCTAACAGTTGTAATGAATGGTGGTACAGGATTACTGTTTAAATCTTGGAAATTCCAAGTCTCTGCAAACTGAGCCCAATTTTGTGTTGTAATAATAACATCCACTGACGGTACAATAGCACCTTCAACAACACACTTTAAATCATTTTTTACGAAATCTAACATACCCCTATCTAAATCTGCATGTAAAATAGACTTAGGTAAGTAAGTTCCATCTTTGGTAATAAAAGACAATAACTCTTCACGACGAGCCAACCCCGTTGGGACTGTCGTTAGTTGTATGTTTGTTTTTATTTTTTTAGGTGGTAATGCCATTATAATCCATTAAATTCATTTATACTAACAGGTGTTGCGGTATAGCTATAATAAAAACCTTTGTAACCACCATACGTATGTTTATTATCATAGTCAGGTGTACCAGCATCAATAACTGAATAAAACCTCACTTCATTTTCTTTTATCCAATAACCAATATAATCGCCAAGTTTAATGTCAATTTCTAACTCTCGTAACTCTTCATTATAAACTGAAAATGTCATATTACCAGGTTCATTTTGCATTATTTTACTACCGTTAATATATTGGTTAGTTGCCTCGTTAATTTTCACAAGGGCTTTAAATTCTACAGGTGGGAGAAATTGAATACCATTATTAATAACCTCACCATAGACATCATCTTTAATTGTTTTTTGTATATCAACACTATAGAGAACCAAAGTGAAATTTAAATCACCATTTAGGTATTCTCTACCCATCTGAAGTTCAAGTGCAAAATCTTCTTGACCAAAAAACTTCTCTAATCTTGTTATCGGAACTAATCTCTCAGACATATTGATAAATACTACAAAATCAATTATATTTAAACTTATTTAATTGGATGCAGGAACAGTCAATAAAATCGAACATACCTGAAATTAGGGCACTTCGTATATTAGAAACATACGAAGGATATAATAATTATATATTATCAATAAAGAAAAAGGTCGAAACTCAGAAACATTACAAAATAACAAGACCTCAATCTGACTACATTATCGATTTCCATAAGATTACACCAAAGATAGCACGTAAATGGGTTCCGTTAGATAAATATTTTTCTAAAATGATGATGGAAGACAAATTATTAACCCGTCAACCTGAAGAAATTTATGTAGAAAAAATATTGGTGGAAAAAGACAAAGCCTTTCACATATTTGGAAAACTTTTTGAAAATGAAGAACTTCATGAATTTTGGTTACCAAAGGCGGCAATTATAAAAGACAACTCTATTAAAGATGTTGTAATTGATTATTCAAAATACTCTCATCGTCCACCACTTGAACATCAAAAAGAAGCTGTTCAAAAATTGGTTGAAAATAAAAAGTTTATTTTGGCAGACGATATGGGACTCGGGAAATGCGAACCAAAAAATAACAGGATATTTACCCCATTTGGTAGAAAAAATATTGGGGATATTAAAGTTGGGGATAAGGTTATTGGTAGTGATGGCAAACCTCATAATGTGATTGGTGTATTTCCACAAGGTGTAAAAGAAACTTATAGAATAACATTTAATGATGGATTTTCAATTTTAACGGGAGACGAACATTTATGGTCAGTTTTATCACCTAATTATGGTAAAAATACAAAAAACGATAGACGAAAAAAATCTTTAGTTCTTTCGACAAAGCAAATGTATGAGGGTGGTAAAATTAAAGTTAAAGGTATTGATTATAATAAAGATAAGGAATATGAGATTGAAACTTATTACAAATCACCAAATAGTAACAATAAATGGCAAATTCCTATTGTAGAACCGATTCAATTTGAACGTAACGACAATCTTCCAATTAATCCTTATTTTTTAGGATTGATTTTAGGGGATGGACATATAAATAAATCATCTTGTGTTTTTACAGTACACTGTGACGATTATGATGAACTATTTGATAGTTTTGGTTTGAATGAAAATAAAAAAATTAAAAATCAGAGAAAAGGAAATAAATTAATCGGTAGGGATGTGTTGAACGGACTCAAACTAAACGAAACACGTTCCCATAACAAATTTATTCCAGAAATATACAAATATTCATCAGTTGAAAATAGACTGTCAATACTACAAGGACTAATGGACACTGACGGTCATTGTATGTTTAATGGTGGTGGAAAGTTTTTAGGAACTGAATTTTGCACCGTTTCAAAACAACTATGTGATGACGTTGTTGAAATTGTACAAACATTAGGTGGTATTGCCAGAGTAAAAACTCGTATTCCAACTTATACTTATAATGGTGAAAAAAAGAAAGGTAAGTTAGCCTATAGGGTTAATATTAAATTACCAAAAGGAATGAACCCATTTAAATTAAAAAGAAAGGCGAATAAATA